AGATGAATGTCTTACTCTGATTTCTTGATTCAAGTCCTGCAGACCTTTGGTTAGTTGTGTGAATATCTCCGTTGATAATTTCATTTATATACTCCTCGTCAGCCATATAGTGTGCCAACAATCTTAATTCTAAACCACTAGCATCTATACCTACTAGCTTGTTCCCTTTATCTACTACCCAACAGGCTCTACATTCTTTACCATAAGGACTGCTTACGCTAGGAACTTGAGCCATGTTAGGGTTTCTATGTGCCATTCTACCTGTGATTGCACCTGTAGATAATACTGAACCATGTACTCTATCATCATCTGCTACGGAATCTAACCATGAACTAATTTGTGCAATTCTTTTTTGATATAATAAAAAGTCTGCTATTAGTTTAGCTTCTTTAATGTGAGTAATATTTTTTAATGTACCTTCATCAACAATAGGTTGACCTGTAGGTGTAAACTTTTTAGGCTTCCAACCAAAACTAATTAAGTATTCACCAATCTGTTTACGAGAACCTAAGTTAAACTCTACTAACTCTTTTCTCATAAAAGGTTTCATGTTTCCTGATGTTTGTATTTCTTCAAACTCATACTCTGTTAAACCTGATTTAGAAAGTGTTCCGTCTTGTTTTAATTTAGGAGTTACTTCTTTTATGTCAACCCATTTAGGCTTGAAAGTTCTATGTACTTCGTCTTGTACTTTCTTTATCTTACAGTTTAGTTCTGCTAATAAATTTGTTGCGTACTCAATATTAATTTTAAAGCCATGCTTTCTTTGCTCTTCTAAAATATAGGTTACTTGGTGTTCTAAGTCTATGCTTTCTTTAGAGAATCCTGCAGCTTCTTTCTTTAGATATTCAAATAAAAGTTTATTCAAAACCACATCTTTTAAACAATACTTTAAAGTATCTTTAGTATAAATATGGAAGTCTTCAGGAGGTAGGTCTTTTGCCATGCCTAATTTAGAACCCCAAACTTTTAATGAATGTCCTTTCTCTCTGACAGGATTTAAAAGCCGAGACAGAACTAAAGTATCTATGACTTTATCTTTATTCCACAGGTCAATACCATGTAGTTTTTTAATTACTGGGATGTCAAAGCCTATAATATTATGTCCAATTAGTTTGTCTGCTTCTGCTAAGAAGTCAAGACCTTTTAAAATATTATCATCTATAATGTCAAAGGTATATTGTTTATTGTTTTCATCTATTGCTACAATACAATGTATCTCTGTGGCATTTAAATCATCTGTTTCTATATCAAATACTAACTCCATAAGTCCTCCCTAAAAGGGTATGATATCATCTGAACTAAAACTATTCAACATTTCTGTATCTTCGTACTCAGATAATCTACCTGTATCTTTATCATAAACTAATGCAGTTGCTAACCCTACATCTCCTGTGTAACGTGACTTAAGTACACGCAATCTTGTAGTCCTAGATTCTAATTCATCATCAGCTTGTTGATTCCTTTCTAAGGCTATCACGCAATCCGATAGTTGAGCAATCGCATTAGAACCTCTTAGATGTGATAAGCTTACGTTCACTCCATTCTCATGCCCTTTATCACCTTGCACTCTACGTAAGTGAGAGACAAGTATAATACCTGCACCTGTCTCTTCAACTAAACTTCTAAGCCTAGTCATAATAGAATCAATTGCTCTACGTTCATCACCCTCTGTAGTGGCAGAGACTAACATGTGTAAATGGTCAACTATAACCCAACGACAATCACACCCTACAATAAGATAACGAAGCTTAGAAAATATATCTTCAATATCATTTGTACCAAAGTGAGCATGAATAAATACTTTGTCGTGGTCAAAAGTTTTATTAAACATTTTAACTAAGTCTTGCTCTTTATATTTATCTCTTATGTCGTCAATATAAAGCCTGTCATTAGCTTCAATAGATAAGATGCCGTCTACTGTTCTTCTCCAATCTTCTTCTAAGGCTATGACTCCTACGTTATCCTCTGTTTGATGTATAAGCCAATGCTCTAACTCCCTAGTGACAGAAGACTTACCCAAGCCTGTACCTCCAGTTAAAGTTAACAATTCCGACTGGCGTAAGCCTATTAATTTTTTATTAAGACCATGCCAAGGATAAGGTACACTACTTCTTTTCTCTCTATTGAGAAAGTCTTCTTGCTTCTCAGAGACTCGAATGATACCACTAGGTGTAAAGACTTTAGCATCCCACCAAGCTTGAGTAAATTCTTTATGTAAATTCTTACGAAGCATATCGTTAGCATCTTTACACCCATTAGGAATAGAAAGTATTTTAGCCTTACGTGGTTTAATAATACTTGCTACTTTCTGTGATGCTTCTATACCATGCTTGTCATTGTCAAAACAAATGACTACATTATCAAAACTTTCTACGTATTCAATGTTATCTTTTATGTCTCTGACCGCACCCTGTACTCCATTTCTAATAGAAACTACTGCCCATTTGCTACCAAGTAATTCATAAGCTGCCATTGCATCACATTCACCTTCAACTATCGTCAAGTATTTACCACCCTCTTTAAAGAGTTGCTGACCAAACAGACCTGTGCCTGTTGTCGTACCTTCAAACTTAAAGTTTTTATCTTTAACGTATCTTATCTTTGTACCTGTTTGTTCATTGTTTATGTGGTAAGGGTATCTGTGTTGAGCCAAGACTCCTTGAGAGTCATACACAACTTTAACTCCGTACTTCATAGCTGTCTCTTTTAATATACTTCTATCTGTAAGAGGTGCGTATGTTCCGCTATGTACTGTTTCTGTTGGAGGTGTTGGTGGTTTAGTATAATTATTATTCATAGGTACAATGTTCTTAGGTTTAGGTGTAAACTTTCCACAACTGAAACACTTAGTTGACCTGTCTTCGTTAATGCAAAGAGCATCACTACTGTTACAGTCAGGACAAGGTTGATGTGTTTTGTAAAAAGGACTTAGTTTATTATTCATATATCTTCCATAAAAAAGGCTAGACACTATACACAGTAATGCCTAGCCAAATTTTAAAACAACTTAACTTTCTTCTGTGCTTTCGTTAAGTTCAGTTTCTTCCAAAGGAGACTCTTCATCATTATAAATGGCTACGATTCTATTTGAAAAGAAACCAATACTTGCTTGTAACTCTTCCAAGTCAAGCACAATATTAGCTTTCTTTTGATTCAGTCGTTGAAGTCTTCCGAAGATTTGTTGACCTTCTTCAGGTAAATCTTCTACGAAAACTTGTACATCATCTATAGTAATGAAAGGTTTATTTGGTTCTTCTAGTATAACTTCTTCGTTTGCCATTAGAACTCCTCCCCGTCACCAAACGGATTTAATTCGTCTCCGTCTTGTGACTTCATAGGTACTAAGTCTAGCACTTGCATAGCTTGGAAGTCTAAGCTAACACCTGATTTGCCTGCGTAATCCCAGTCAAACTCATTGTATTGAACTTTTACTGCCGAACCATTACCTACTGTAACATCCATAGGCTCTTTGTTGAGATTATAGAGTTTAGGTGCAGGTCTCTTGCCATTCTTAGCATTAACTTTTCTTTTGATAGTCACAGCTTTCCCTATGTATTGGGGTTCACCGCTTTCATCTTTTAATGAAAAGTCTTTAACCTTAACTCCTCTTGAGCTAAAGTCTTGAGCGTCTTCATCACTAATTACTAGGTCTACTGTGTAGACTGGTTCAAAAGTTTCATTAGGTACTGTGACGCTCGCCCAGTACGCTTTTCCTATTGCTACTGCCATATTTTTACTCCTTATATAATAGTAGTGGTTAATGTGGAGTTATTATACTCCATTTTTCTAGAAAGTGTCAAGCACTTTTTCTAAAAACTTTATAATTCCTGATTGTTCTGAGTGTGCTACATGAACAATAAACTTTTTATTGTCTTCGTCATACTCATTCATGTAAGCGTCTCCATTTTCATACATGGTTTTACCATTGTCTAAACAAAAGTTATCCCATTGATTAAACTGTAGTTGTGTTAGTATAAATCTTTTCATATTAATTTCCTAGTATTTTGATAGGCACATAACAATCTGTTATATCACCATTTAGTTTAAAAGAATTTAAGTAGCTATCCATACCTCTCTTTAACTTAGTAGGTATGTTAGGTCTATATCTTGTATTAACAACAGTAGAGTTTTCTACGTCATACGTAACTTTAAAAGAGTAATCTCTTCTCAAAGATATATCTTTTATGTAAGGAAGAAGAGACATGTTAGGGGTAGGGCAAGAAGCAGTAGGTGTTATCTTAACGACAGGCACTTCGACAGGTAATTCTACTACCTCTTGCTCTTTAGCTTCAGAAGGGGCAGGTAAAGGTGTTGCAATCTTATCCTGATTACCTTTATCCTCAATCTCTTCAACTAATTCTTCTTCTTCTCTATCAATCCTTTGCGGTTGAGTGTCAAAAAACATTTGATAAAACGAGTCAGCAGAGTCTTGTGTCTCTTGTAATTGTCTCTTAACTTCTTCTAACTCCACCAAATTATCATCTATCTTCCTTTCAAGATATTCAAAATCTGTTAAATTGCTTTGAACATATTGTGATATTTTTAATAAATCATTATTTAATTTATTAATTTTTTTAAATTGTTCATCTTGATATTGTAGTTCTTCTACTAAAGTAGTTATAAAGAACCCAAAAAACAATACATAGGCTACTATGTACACGTAATCTTTAGTTTTCATTGGTTTTTTCTCCAAAATATTTATTTAACACAGCACGTTTGTCTTCAAAGTTAGCAATAATATTTAACTCTTCTTCAATCGTAGCCATAATATCAGGGTGTTCTGCCACACCAACCCCTTGTTCTAACAGGATTTCTATATTAGTGGCATGAGTTCCTATCTCTGCTTCAAATTTTCTATTTAGATTTGCAACTATTTTTTCTCTAAGTATATGTATCATTTTCTTTTTTGTATTCGTTTAAGTTTTCCTCTCCAATTTCTTTTCCAGACCTCTATTGTATCATCTGCAAAGTAAATTGTCAACACCCCCA